ACTTCTCATGCTTGCCACCATCCTCATCTTCCACAATCTCTGCGGTGTCCTCATAAGCGCCCATAGGCAAAGGGTTAAGAATTCGTTGATCCTTGTCCCTAACAAATACCCAAGGCCCGATATTGATAATTTTGCCTTCGGCATCCCGTACAACTTGCATCATCATTTCGCGACCCATCCTGTGTTGCCTGTTCCGCTTTCCTTAACGTACAGCGTTGTGTTTCCAGCGCCATCTGTTCTAGTCCATAAAGACCCCACAGAGGCCGTCACAGAGCCTTCCGGTGATCCTGCACCAGAGCGCCACACAAGGGCTGTATTGCCGCTGACGAGGTTCACACCGCCTGCAAACGTGATTGCTTCATCACTGGTTGCGTTCTGCGCGTTAATAAATTCTTTGACAGTGGTTCCAGAGGCGCGTCTGGCGTCTCCGTTAAGCTGACTGTAAACGACAAACTGATCACCTGCCGCTAATGTATCAATGGCTGATAGCTTGTTAATCGTTGTCATTATGCGTCCTTACTTTACTTGTCTTTAGGAAACGTATCTTTAACGCTCTTTCTGTGAATATAGAAGCTCCCGCTTTTATCAAGGCGGTCATTGTCAATGTCGTGCCAGAGCTTGTCGAGCTGCTCCCTTACGGAGTCGTATGCGCTAGATCGTGACAAGCCGTAAGAAACAGCCTTGCCTGTAATGATCTCAAGCACAATTCCTGCGTCTTCGTTAAGCTCGTATTTTGCCTCATAATGTCGAAGGTTTTCATCTCCCCCAATCGTAACCATCGGATACCAGTTCTCACCTGGTCCCGCTGTACCTTGTGGGCCTTGTGTCACTTTGCCGGTTTCGCAGTCCCATTGAACAAACATTATCTGACCCCCATCATGATGCCACTGATTTCGCCCAGTGTGTCCAGCTCAGAACTTGTATCAGGACTTGTTCCAGTAGCGTTATACCTGCGCACCGTAACTTTCATCTGAACAGAAGACGTAGTGGTAGAGGCCAGCGATCCACTCAACGCAAAGCTCGCAGCATGGTCACTGTCGGGGAATGAACGCGAACTGCCCACAACAGCATAGTTTGTGTTTCCTGATGCTGTAACTGAGGACGATGTGGAGAACGCTGATGCACCGATGTAAGTTATAGTCGTTCTATTCAAACTGGTGTCATAAGATACCGTCTCGGCCTCTTCTGTCTTCACACCTTGCGTTAAGGTAGAGCCAAGCGAAACATTCTGCGTAACATCACCTGAAAAACGCACATAGTAATAGTTGAGGCCCTCAATTGCGTACAAAAACCCGCTGGCGCTAGGTGTGCCGATATTTGCGCTACCTTGGCTGACAGTGTTCCTCATATACATGCGAAACCTGTAAGTTCTGTTATCCTTGGAATCGAAATATCCCGTAGCTGTCGCAAAGGGAATATGACCTTCCGTAAGGTGACTTGTAGCAGGAAGCGTCACTTCAATCAGCGTTCTTTCAGTTGTATTCCATGTGATGTTGTCTTGCGATCTGAATGGCAGGAAAGTGTTTACATCACCTAGCAGCTTATTGGCGTAGACAGTCGTTCCCGACATCACATTTGTTGAGATTGATCCGGCTGTTATGGCCGATGCGTTAATGTTGCCAACCTGCAAAACGCCACCGCTAGATGTCAGCGTTGAGTCGTCAATGTTTAGCCGCGCAGTGCTAATTGTACCTGCGTTAATCTTGCCAGCATCCAGATTGAGAATTTTAGCATTATCAATAGCCGCGTCTGCAATCTTGACGTTATCTATTGTGCCGTTTCGGATGTAGGCTGTGTCAATGTAGACGCCAGCCGGAACCGTCTCGCCGCCTATCGTAGTGTTCTGCGTCTGCACAATAAACGGTGTGATCAGCGTATTATTGTTCGCCGTGCTGACGATTGAGAACTTATCTGCAAGCACTGCAAATTCAGATGTGCTTCCTCCCGCCTGGCTAGAGGTGTTAGATAGTCCGAACCCTGCAACGCGACCGTTTACATCAATCTTGACGGAATACTGACCTTCGAGGCCATTGATTGACGAAGCATTTGTCTGAATGGTGGTCGTATTGTTTGCTATGTCCGTGCTGAGTGTAGACGTGGCGCTGCTTATTGCGCTGTCAGTAGAAGTCTGCGTGTAATAATTACTGGTCAGCGTTGCTGTGGTTGTATAATCCGCAAGCGCCGTATTTAGTGCGCTAGTAGACACGAGGCCCGTAGTTGCAGAGCTAATCGCTGAGTTTGTAGCCGTTTGCGTGTAATAATTATTAGTTAGTGTAGAGTTAGTGACATAGTTGCCCAGCGTTGAGTTCAGGCTGGTATTCGAAACAAGGTCAGTCGTCGCAGAGCTAATAGCTGAATCAGTGGCGGTCTTAGTGTAATAATTCTGCGTAAGAGACGCCGTGGTTGTATAGTCCGCAAGGGCTGTGTTCAGCGCGCTCGTAGACACAAGACCAGTAGTTGCCGTAGCAATTGCTGAATCGGTGCTTGCCTGCGTGTAATAGTCGTTGAGCAGCGTCGCTCTTGTAGCCACCAGACCCGTTGTCGGATCATTAACGGTCGAGTTCAGAGACGATATGTTCGCAGCCGCAGCCGATGTTGAAGTTGCGTCTATAAAGTTAATCTGCGTGATGTCTGCCGTGTTACCCGCCACAGCAGCAGACAGACTGGAATACACACCAACAAACGCCCAGTTGGCATTGTCAGCCGTTGTTCCTGAAGGCTGGTTATTGGTGTTTGAATTAGTTTTTGATCTGTAAAGATTGCCGCTATATGTGGCGAGATCATCAATGCTGTACGTTGTAGAAGATGACCACGGATCAGCCGTTGTTAGAGTGTTCACCTGACTTTGCAGCGAATTGATTTCAGCAGTGGTATCGGTCGGAAGATTACCAATCGGTGTAGCTAACGAAGATGCTAGTTGGCTTGTGGTGATCGCCCCGGCCAGCTCAGTCAGCAAATTGCTTGTGCTTGTCGCTGTAACTCTAGCCGCAGCTTCGGCAGCAACAGCCGCTGTTCTGTCACTGACCTCCTGCGTGATTGCCGCAAAGTTTGTGCTGACTTGGTTGATTGCATTGGTAAGAAACAGATCAAGCTGTGCGGTGGTAATTGCATTATCAAGATTTGTCAGCAGGTTTTCAGTGTTAGGCGTGATCTCCAGAAACTTGATAAGAGTTGCAATTGACACTTTGCGTGTGTCACCTTGCAGCTCAACCCATAAAGGTAACAAATCATCCTTTGTGACAAAATCAGTGCCAGATAATTTGTTAATACTTGTAGCCATTATTCAAACTCCAGCTCTTCATCGGGTCCGGCGTTAATAGGGGCTTTTTCTGTGTCCAGAAACGGATCTTTGTTCCAGCGCCACTGTTTGTTGCCTTGACCGGCTGGCAGTGTATGCGTGTCCATTTTTCTCTGTATTGGTGCAGCAGAATTAGACAGCAGAGCCATGTAACCCTGCCGCGCCATAACCTTTGTGTCAGGCGACGGCTGCTTGCCAAGGCTTGGGGCCAGGCGCAAAGCCAGACCCGTATACATAGCCTCTAGCGCCATATCCGAAACATTAACATCATCGCTTAGATTGGACTTTGTGTAGGCAGACGGCAAAGGGTAGCCAACGCGGATGCCCTTATGGTTCCATTGCGCCATCATGCCGTCTAGCCTGCGAAGAGCGTATTGCATCTCTTCTGGCGCAGCATCAAAGACGTAATCGCCTAGACCAATCTCAGTAAAAGCCTGCTGGATAACATTAAGTTTCGTGAACGCCATATAGTTTTTCCTCTATCCGTTTACGCAACTTTTCGTCGCTTGTGCGGCCATCTACCTTTAAGCCGATATCCAGTGCTTTCTCAATTAGCTCTGCACGAGTTGGCTGCTTGGTGTCAATTTCTTCTTTTTCAGCAGGTTTGTTGAGAGCGTCCATAGCCTCTTGTGCATTCTGGAACCAGCCTTTTGTCAAAGCGTTTGTCATCTCTTCTTTAGAGTGAACAGCTTTATATTTAAACGAACCGCCTCTAGCGAGTTGATCGCCGGGGCTTTGATAAACCATACAGGGAAATTCCATTACTTTTTCTTCTTTGCTGTTTTAGCTGACTGTTTAAAGGCTTTAGCTGTTGGCGCACCTTTGCTGCCAGCTTTTCTCATTTTCTCGCCGCTTCCCGCCTTTATGCGCTTACGCTTGGCGTGAATGTTTGCGTATAATCCTTTACTTGGCACTTTTCGTTCCTTTGCATTTCCACCGCTTGCGGCTCAGTCTTAACGGACTGTTAGGATCTTTAGCAGCCTTAGAATGCTTCTTCATCTGGCCTGCTGATCTAGCGCAATAGGCGTCACCTTTAGATGTTCCGGGTTTGACACGAGCGCCACCGCCTTTGGCTTTACCCGCTTGTCCGTAACTTACCTTCTTACCGGAGGCTGTTACCTTGACCCGTGCTTTACCTTTGGCTGGCTTCATTTCTTCTTCTTCCTGTTCACAACAGGCTTGCCAGTGCGTTTAGCTGCTGCCGCTGCTTTTTTGCGGCCTGCTGGCGTGTAGGCATATGTTTTTTTACCGACTTTAGGCATATCGTACCTCCAAATGGTTAGGGCGACCCGAAAGCCGCCCCTCCCTTTTAGCAGATTTACGGAGTTTGGCCAAACAGCAGGATACCAGTCATTTCTGGTTGCTTGTTTACCACGCCGTACAGACAGTCGAGACGATACTTCGTCATCATGGTATTGATATCGTATTGCTTCTGCATAACGACCTCAATGCCATTGTCTGTTGTGCCACGCATCACGTCTGCACCTGCATCGCCTGGTACAGCATAACGTCCTGGCAGAAGCTCAATCGCGTCCTTGTGCCAGAAGCAGTTAATGTTTGCTGCATCATAGTTAATGAAGGTAATTGCAGAGTTAGAAGCAGCCGTGACGACTTCACAGTTCTTGTAAGAAGCTGATGCGTCATCTGGTGTGCCATCCTGGTTAGAGATGATTGGCGGCGAAATAACCATGCTTGATGGGTCAACAACAGAGATAACGCGGAAAGTTTTCAACTGGCCCGTGTCAGCTTTGGTGATGTGGTGGACAGCATTGACACCAGTGATG